GCTTATCTTTATTGTATTAGTTGCAACATTTTGAGTCATAGCCCCATATTCGGTTTGTACAGTTTGTGAAGTATATTCAACTTTATCTGCAAATAAATCAACACTTGGTACAACTTCCTGCGTTAACCCTTTATATATTCCATACCCAGCTAAAGCAACTGCACCAGCTACTGCAATGTATGGAGCTGCAGCTAAAACTGCACCCCCCATTCCTGTAGCCAATGCACCAAGTCCTGTAGAACCACCAACCCCTCCAGCAACTGCTCCTGCTTCTGCTACTGTTTCTGTAGCTACAGTTGCAGTTCCTAAAACACCAGATAATTTAGATGCTACATTAATTACTGTTCCTACACCATTTGCTACTCCACCGACTACTTTTAGAACTCCACCTAGCGCAGTACTAAACATTACTACATCTGCAATAGTTGTTATAGTTCCTTTATCCATACCTTCTAAAGTTGATGTTAAGCCACCAACTACACTAGTAACCTCTTCCATTACTGGTGCTAATGCATCTCCTAGTTCTATACTTGCATTTTTTAATTCATTGAAGTTTTTTCGCATTTTATTACCAGCAGTTTCATCTACTTTTGTAAATGCATCATCTAATGCAGTCGTATTAGTGGTCATTTGATCCATGCTCTGTTGAAATAAATTCATTCCCTGGTCACTTGTCATAGTAAGCACAGTATTAACTGCTTCTACAGAACCAAATAATTGATATAGTTCTTCTGTATTGCCATTAGTTTTCTGTTTTACTTCTTCTAAAAACTTTCCCCATCCAACACTCTGTAAATGTGCTGCATTGAATTTTATACCCAGCTTTTCTGCCATTTTTGCTGCATCATCTGATGGTTTTGCTATGTTAGAATAAGCTGCTTTTAACCCTGTAACCGCTTCAGATGTCTTAATACCATTTGCAGTTAATGTTGCTAATGAACTGAATAGCTCTGATGTAGTTACTTTTAATGCTGCTGTTGTTGGAATGACATTACCTATAGAGCTAGACATTTCTCCAAAGGTCGTTTTTCCTAAGTTTTGTGCAATAAACATTTGATTAGCAATATTAGTTACTTCTTCTGTCTTAAGTCCATAAGCATTTAACACTGTAGTTAATCCATCAACTGATGTTGCTGTGTCAGTAAATCCACCTTTAGACGCCTTAACAGCCGTTGTTAAAAAATCTACTGACTTTTCTGCCGCAACACCTGAAGAAATAGTATCATACATACCATCCTGAATAGTATCAAAAGATTCGCCGCTCATATTAGATAAATCTATAACGCCTTTTCCTAAATCCTCTATACTGATATTTGTTGTATCAGCAACAGTACTAATCTTAGCCATACCATCATGGAAATCAGTACTAAATTTAACTCCTGCAATTCCTGCCGCTTCTAATGGTGCTGTAATTTTTAATATCCCATCTCCAACATTAGTAGCTTTACTGCCAAAGTCCTTTAGTTTCTCGCCACTTTCTTTTAAACTATTACTTGCATTAAGCCATTTATTATTACTTTTATCAAGCTCATCATTTATTTTCTGAAGTTCGCCCTGAGTTTTGACCATCTCAGTTTCAGCTTTATTCATATTAGTTTGATAATTTTGTATCTGTTTAGCATTAGATTCAATTGCTTTTTCTTTTTTACTATACTCAGTTGTTAATTGATCTACTGCTTCTTTAGCACTTTTAGCTTGTTCACTTTCTTTCCCATATAACTGAATTGCTTCTTGATACTTACTATTGGCACTTTCCAAGCTAGCTTTTAATTTGTCTCTTTCAGAGATATTATCTCCCATCTTTTGACTAGCTTTTTCCATTGCTTCTCTATAGGTATCGACTTTTTTAGATTGTAAATCAAATTGCTTAGCAAGTGCATCTTGTGCTGATTTCAATCTATCACTAGTAGATCCAAATGTCTTAAGACCTTCACTAGCTAATTTAAATTCTGATTGAACTTCTTTTAAACTACTATTTATACCTTTAATACTAGAATTATATCCAGTATCATCTAGAACCATCTTAGCCTTTATTAGTTTTTCTAAATCGCTCAATTACTTTACCTCCTTTCTTATAAGAATGGTATTTCATCTATATAAACTCTTTTTTCATTGCTAGATTTATTTTCATCGTCTTCATCTTTAATTTCCCAACCATTAAATTTCACATGATTCATCCACATTTTATATATTTCAGCATGTGTAGATTCTAAAAATTCGGCTTTTGTATAATTTAAATGAGCTTTACTAATATAAAAAAGCCAGTCAAAATTAATCTTATAAGGATTCTTTGACTGGTCCGTTAGTTTTTTTCTGTTTTACTGTTTAGCTTTGGATCTTTTTTCTTAACACTAGTATCAATACCCATATAATCAAAATATAAATTCTTTACAAATGCAGGTATCTCATTATTAAGCTGCTGAGGTGTTAATAAATTTATTAATTCAGTTATACTAAATTCCTTAGTCTTTTCTACTTTTTTATCATTTACAGTTTTATATTCCTTATCTATACAACTACAGGACATTAGCCTTAATGTATTAGTATAAAATTGTTTCCCTTCCATTATACCTTGCAGTACTGTTCCGTAATTACCATACTTATCATCTACTTTCAAAATAGTTTCATTTGTCATTTTAAAATTATATTCTTTTTCACCTATTTTTAATTTTCTAGTTTTATCAAACATATATTTATATCTCCTTTCTGACTTTATAAGAAACTCCCAACCAATTAAATGATTGAGAGTTTAAATGACTTAAGTTGTTGGTGCAGTTCCTTTTTTAGTGGGCACAATTACGCTTTCAAAGAACTTCGTTCCAATATCGCTTGGACAATTTGGATCATCCTCATCTACATTATATTTCCACATTGCATTATTTTGTAGCGGTTGGAATGTTGCTTTCATTTCTGGTGTCTGATAATCAACTTTTCCTTCCTGACCTTTGCTAGTATCGTCTGGCAATTCCATTTTTCCCTTATAAAGAATTCCATATCTCTTTTTGCCATTAGACTTATTTGCTACATAAAGCAATGCTATATATGGAGCAATATCATCAGATGATGCAAATGTTCCTCCTTCTGTTGCAATAGTCTGTCCTAGTAAGTCAGCAGATTGTGCATTAGTCAAATCAGCTACATTTACAGTAACTTCAATATCTTCTAATGTTGTTGTCTGATCCCACACCTTATTTTCTGCATATAATTTTGCTGTATTGCTCTTTGGTGCAATCTTAATTTCTTTAATGCCTGGTAAATATTTAGGTTTCTCAAATGTTAGACCATCTGCATCGTCTTTTGTAATTTTGGAATAGAATAATTTTTCTAAACCTACAATAGCCATATATTTTTACCTCACTTCCAGTGTAATAAAAAAATGCATAGATTTATGGAATAACTGCGTATCATTTTCATATAAATCAGCAGCCATGCTCCTATTAAAGCCAGCGTTTATCATTACTTCTTTAATTTTATTCTCTAAATCTGTGTAATCTGTTTTACTAAATATATCTACTTGCAAATAAAAGTTCGTTGCTATCTCTTTATTCTCTGCCCACTCTTGCCCATTTTCATCAAAGATCTCATATTCAACGTACGGTGTATTAGGCTTATTGGCATGTATAAAATAAACTTTTTTATCTGCTGTTAAATTTAATATTTCAGAATTTGATAATGCATCTTTTATAAACTTCTTAATATTAACCATTGCATCACCCCTGCTTTAACAATCCCTTTGCTAATACTTCTAAAGCTTCATCTTGTGAGCTATTAACAGATCGCTCAAAAAATCCAACATGATGTTTTTGTTGGCTAGTTCCAAACTCTTCAAAACCAGTATACCAAGCTCCCATAATAACTTCTCCTGTAACAGAAAAATCATCTTTTGTGACTTTTTCTTTAATATCTTTTTTCATATCTCCACTTTCTCCAACCGGAGTATTATTTTCAACTGCATTATAAATTACATCTATACCAGCTTTCATTGCTTTCTTCTCATCAGCTTCAGTAAGTGTCATGTCTTGCAAAAAATCCTCTAATTCTTCAAAACCATCTAATTCAATTCCACTCATGTAATCACCTAGCCTTTAACTTCTGCCTTTATATCTATCCATAGATGGAGATTCTTATAATCAGAACAAAATAATATATCATAATCTTTTTCTTTATATATCACTTTGTACTGTTTTGTTGCTCCTGGTACTAATAATACCTTAGTTTTATTGCAATATCTCACTGTAAATGTAACTATATTCTCATAATTATTGGCCTTGGCAGATATAAACTCTTTTCCACTTATTTGTTTAAATGCACTCCAACATGGATAATAAGTATCATCCCAATTTATCTCATCAAAACCATTATCATTTTGACTTTCTCCAAGGTATTCGCTTATTACTATTCTTTGATCCATTTCTACGCTACTCAATTATAATCACCTCATATTAAACTCAAAGGGTAGAAAAATTTACCCTTTAAATTAGAATGATATTGCATAACAATTTCTAGCATATCCTTTCTTCACATCAAATCTTCCTAAAATCCTTACTTTAACTGTATCATTTATAAATCCTGCTTCTGTACTTCTGGCAACTGTAAACTCATTTCTTTTAAATAACTTTACAAGTTCCTTAGAATTACAAACATAAAAAGTAGCTGTTTTTCCTTCTGCTGTTGGTAATAAAGTTTCATCTACTACAACTAATTCTTTATTATTAAAATAATATTTTCCGTTTACTTCTGTAACTAAATTTAAAGGTCTCTTTTGCCCATCTTTCATATTCTTTAATGCTGAATATCCTTTTGGGTTTGTGAATGTTACTAATCCAGCTTTAACTGCTGGTACCGCCTCGTCTATAGCTGTATTTATGTCCTCATAACTACCAACTCCAGTAAATGTAGCTGCATTATCTTTTATGACTTTCATAATCTTTGCATTTTTAGTTCTTACAGTTTTAGCTGTAAAGTTTCTGCGTGCTAAACCTTCAATTTCAACCTCTGCATCATCAAGTAATTCGGATGTTAATGTATAAATCTCACCAACTTTAGCACATTTAAATGCTATATCTGAAGTTGTTAACGTTGCATCAGTAATATCATCCCCTTCCAAAACCTCTGGCAAGTCATCTTCATCCACTTCTGATACTGGCATTGTTCCTTCATTCTTTGTTACTGGAATAACTTCAACATATTCCTCTAGTGATCCATACCCTTTTTCTATCTCTATAAGTTGATTTACAAATTGTTTTGGTAAAACTGCTGAATTGTCTGTTGTCTTAACCATTGCTCTTTCTTCTTCTGTTAACTCCTGCCCTAAGACTTTCTTAACAATGCTTCTCATTTCATCAACTTTATCTAATTTTGTTTCCTTTTTCTCATTCCTTTGAGACTCCAAATCTCTCCTTTCGGCTTCTTCTAATTCTTTTTCAATTTCAATCATTTTTTCTATACTTCTTATTTCTGACATTTTAGCTTCGGCTTCTATTACCTTTTGCTCTGCTATAAGACTTCTAACTTCTGTTTTCTTACTATCTAATAATGCTAATAAATCTTTTAATTTCATCTTTTAACTTCCTCGCCTTCATTATTTAAAATAGAGCATAAAAAAAGAACTACATAATCTGTAATTCTAACTCAATTAATTTAAGTTTTAGATTTATATCATCTTCTCTTTTTTCTTCCTCTAACGGAATTACTTCCACTTGATCCTGTATAAATCTTTGTTCAATACAAACTTCTTCATTATCCCTAGCTTCTATACTAGTACCATAATATGCTGGCGTACGTGTGTTATCAAGTATAGATACTTCTCTTAAGATAATATCTTCAAGATATCTTCTCTCAACATCTGTATCTGTTTTTCCCCAACTTTGTTTTTGAGGTATGAAAGAAAATGACCACCCAACTAGCTTATTACTTTTTGCCTTTTCAATAACATCAGAATCATATATTCTAGCTTCTGCGTATAAACCAATATTATCTTCCTTAAGCTTAAGATTATCCTTTGTTGATCCAAGTTTTTTACTCCAATCATGATTAAGTAATACTGGTACATCACTAGTTCTTTCCAATGCTCTTTGCCAAACTCCACTTCTAACCTGCTCAACAAATTTTCCTTTTGGCGAAGGTAGCTCCCTAGAATCCCTTTCACATGCATTAACATATCCCCTAACT